GAGCCGGAAGACTGGAATATGTCGCGACGGTTAGCGGCGCAGGGACTCAAGGTGATGGCCACGCGGAAGGTTGAAGCGGAGCACGTAGGGCGGGCGCAGTATCCGAACTATTGCGTATGGGGCAATAAGTGAACGCCGGCGACATGCGACACCGGGTACAAGTTCAGCGTCAGATATTGACGCCGAACGAGTTCAACGAACAAGAGGTGTCGTGGGAAACCGTGGCTACCCGCTGGTGTGCAATCGAGCCGCTGACTTCACGGGAGCTTATGGCTGCCGCACAAGTGCAGGCGAACGTCGATCACAAGATTCGGATGCGGTACTACAGCGGACTGACGCCGAAAAATCGGTTGGTGCAGGGGAGCCGGGTGTTCAACATCGACGGTCGGATGAATCCAAGTGAAGACAAGCGAACGACGGAAATGGTAGTCATGGTCCGCGAGGAAGTGTAATGGACGCCAAGAGACTGCTGGAAGCGCTCGAGGTTATCGTTGGCCAGACGGCGAACTGGCAAGCCGGACTTGATGCACATCCATCGGGGCTGTTGGGGTCGATTCATGCAGTAGCGACATCGGCGATAGCGGATTTCACGTTAGGGAAAACGGAGGCAGAGTCATCGGATTCAAAGTCACCGCGAAGATCGAAGGACTCGAAGAGTTAGTTAAGCAGCTCCGCGACGAACTGCCGAAGCGGATGCAGAACAAGATTCTTCGCAAGGCGGTAGGTGACGCGAGCAAGATCGTTCTGAAGACGGCGAAACAAAAGGTGCCGAAAGGCGAAACGGGGCTACTGAAAAAGAGTCTTGGGCGAAAGATATCGGTGAATCGGCGGACGGGCAGAGTGGTTGCAATAGTGGGGCCGCGAACAGGATACAAGAGCACGAAGAAGGGCAAGAAGATTACGAAGCTGGGCGAACAGTTCAAGGCGGCCGAAGTCAACCCGGTGCGCTACGCTCACCTAGTGGAAAAAGGGACCAAGCATTCAGCACCGAAACCGTTCTTGCGGCCGGCGCTTGACAACAACCTGTCGCAGATCAAGGCGACGATGGCGCAGGTGATAAAGGACGGGTTGGAAAAGAATCAGATAGGTAGCGTTCCGAGTGAAGGAATGCAGAACGACTAAGGGCCGACGGGCCGTTACTCTAGTGGCACCTGGCGGAGGTGAATGGTCATGATGACGTGGCAGAATATCTATGGAATGACGTAAGCGACAATGAAGTCATAGAACTGATCCGCTCGGTGCCGTGTCATTTCGGTGACATTAGCGTAACTGCGGCAAACGTCCGCCGCGGTGCGGACTACCAGCAAACCACAGGCATCACTGGCGAGGCCATCACGGCGGGCCAGCTAGTGGCGCTCGATACCAGCGATGGCAAGGTTTATCTTTCCGATGCCAATAGCGGCACCTCGCAACGTCGAAAAATCACCGGCATTGCCACGCACACCGTAACGGCTGCAGATCAGCCGATTACCTACCAGACTGCGGGCTATGTCAATCCAGGTGGCACGGCCGCCGCCGGCGTGACGTATTGCATGTCGGCGACGGCGGGCGGCATCGCCCTGGACTCCGACATCACGTCTGGGTTAACCAAGTCGATTTTCGGCGTTGGTTACACCGCGTCACTCATTCGCATGAGCATTTTCAACAGCGAAGCCACAGTGTAAGGAGACTCCCTTGGCTGACATCACGGTAACGGCTGGTTCGGTGCTTCGTAGCTCAGGTGATGTTGTGACAGCTTATCCGGCCGGCGCTGCCATCACGGCCGGGCAGGCGTTGTATTTCGATAGTGCCACAAATTCGTGGAAGCTGTGCGACAACGATAGTGCAACGGCAGCGGTGCGTGTGTTCGCTGGTATCGCACTAAACACCGCTGGAACCAGTCAACCGTTACACGTCCAAACGAGCGGCGTTATCACTATTGGTGCGACGGTAGCTGTAGGCACCGTCTACACGACGAGCGCTACGGCTGGTGGCATTGCGCCATCTTCGGACTTATCGACAGGCGAGTACACGTCGATTATCGGCGTGGCCCTGACGACCGGCACAATCGAGTTCGTTAAGAGCGGCGGCTATAACTCAGGCGTTGCATTTGCCTAATGACGGTAATCGAGACGTTCATTGTGAATTTTCTCAAGGCAACTCCCGAAGTGACAGCACTAGCGGGGAGCGGTGTCGGTTTCCGTTTTTACCCAGAAGTCGCGCCGCAGAATGCGGAATTTCCGCACGGCACGTACACGGTGATTGACTTCCCACAACTGTATCACCTGGAAGGGCCGAGCAAGTTAGCCTACCCGCGAATCCAAATTGACTGGTGGGGCAAGGGCGGAGCAGGTCGGCGGCAAGTGACGCAGTTGGTGGAAGCCACGCGCAACGCGCGCGGGGGCATTCCCGGATTAGAGCCGACGGGGAAGCTGGACGGTTTTGCCGGGCAGTACGGGGAGTTACGGATAGCGAAGTGTGAATTGGTGGATCGGGAGTTTACTTGGGAACCGCCGACGAATGCGGGCGAGCATCCGTATCGGCGGGGACGAATGGACTTCCAAGTTTGGTTTAACGAAGACGCGCCGGTAACGGTGCCATAGGGGACGTGAACAGAGAATTCGGCGGCTACCTCGACGGAGGGAACAGCGCGTATCCGCGACGCGCCTGCCGCCTTTAACACTTGCGGACACCGGGCGGAGGTGAACGGTGAATAATGGCAACGCACAGTTACTTAGGTCAGGTGCTCGTAGGGGCAACCAGTACCACTTCGTATACATCGCTGACTTCCGTCGGCCAAGTCATCAGCATCAGCGGGCCGAACATCTCCGTCAGCGTCGTAAAGACTACGCACCTCGCGTCCAGCAACGCGGCCGACGAATTCATACCCGGCTTCGCCGACGGCGGGACAATCAATACCCGCATGAACTTCGTGAAGGCGGACACTAATACGCTGTACGGGTACTACCGAACCATGAAGGGGATCATGGTCATGTTCAACGATGGGGCCAACTCTTCAGTCGGCAGTCGGTGGACGTTTGACGGATTTATTTCTGAGTTCGGAAATGAGGTTCCAGAAAACGACCGTATCACAGCGGATATCACGATCAAGGTAACGGGCAAGCCGGCGTTTACGACGGCATCGTAATAAAGTATGTGGATTGTTTGATGCAAGGATACGCGGATGAAACTGAATCTAGGAAGCGGACCGGAACCGCTGCACTTACCAGGCTACGAAAACTGGGACCGTAAGGACGGCCGCGAAGCCTACCCGCTGAATGTGCCCGACCAATCGTGTTGGGCCATTCGTGCCTCGCATGTTCTGGAACATTTCTCCCACCGCGAAGTCAAAGACGTGGTAGCCAATTGGGTGTCAAAACTCGCGCCGGGCGGGTGTCTCAAGATTGCGGTTCCCGACTTCGCGAAGATCACCTGGGAGTATCACCAAAACAGGGCAGAGAATCCACGTGGCTACCTCATGGGGGGCCACGCGGATGAAGATGACCGACACGGTTGCACGTTCGATAGGCACGACCTATTTGATCTGATGCGGGAGAACAAGTTAGAGGGTATCGGCCCGTGGGAATCGGAGATTCAAGATTGTGCATCGCACCGCTATTCGTTGAACCTTCAAGGATTCAAGCCGACGCTAGAAGGCGTCGAGGTGATACCCTCGTACGCGGTGTATGCCGGACTGGCCGCGCCGCGGTTCGCGCCTGTGGAGCATTTCCGCTGCACGACGAAATGTCTGCAACTTCTGGGCCTGTCTTACGACGTACAGCAGGGGTGCTACTGGCACCAGAACATGTGCGAGTTGATGGAGCGGGCCTTAGCGCGAAAGAGCAAATACTTCCTCGCGTTGGACTACGACACGATTTTCAACACGACCAACGTGATGGAACTGTACCGGCTCTTGGAAGCCTACCCGGAAGCGGACGCAGTAGCATCGGTGCAAGCCAAGCGGCTATCGAATTGTCCGCTGTATGTTGCTCCGGACAAAGAAGGGAAACCACTACCGTTGACACCGCAGGAACTAGATAGGCCGCTGGCCAGAATCTTTGCGGCACATTTTGGGCTGACGATGTTTCGCTGTGAATCGTTGGCCAAGTTCCCGCGACCGTGGATGCAGGCGAAACCGAATGAGGATGGACGCTGGGCGGACGGCCACATGGATGCGGATATGTCGTTCTGGTATCGCTGGAACGAGGTCGGGCTGAAGTTGTTCCTCGCCAACCGCGTCGTAGTAGGCCATATGTCGGAGATGATCGAATGGCCGGGCAAGGACTTCAAGACAGTGGTGCAGCCGCTTAGGGACTACGAGCGCGAGGGGATTCCGGGGGCGGTGGTGCGCTAACGAAGGGGCCTGGTTGTCAACGCCCAAACAAGAGCGGCGACCCAGCCCACAAACGTCCAGCCAAGA